CCTGATCGTAAAATTTGCCCTGCTCAACCAGCCTTCTAGTTAAGGCGTCCGGAATAAAATCTTCTCCAACAATAATTTCAGCGTTCAGAGACCTTTCCTTTTCCCCTGCAAAAAGCCCATATGCGTTGGCAAGATTGTATCCACGCACAGACTGATCATTACGAAGCACATCATCGAACTCAGCAGCAAGTTCCGCCTGTTCGTAGTTGCTCATAAGCTTATTTGGAACTCCCTCGCGGCCACGTATCTCGCCAGAAACGCCCAGTGTGTAACGTTGAAGCGGAGACTCAAGACCCCTAAGTTCTATTTCTGCCAGCTCCTGCCGGTTGTCATAGGTGCGCCTTGCTTGAGCTACTCTCTCTGCATATTCGGCATCAGTTTCTTTTTTTCTTTTATTTGGGGCTTTGAAGCCTGCATTAATTTCTCGACGTAAATTATCAATGCGAGCTTGATCTGCGCCTCCGGCTAAGGACATCTCGTACTCAAGAGATCCGCCTTCCCCGGCTTTTGTTGTCCATCCGTTTTTAGTCCACAGCTCTTTTTCCATAAACCAAGCAACGGCCTGCAGGTCATCAGGACCAAGATCACCCATTTCAGGGATAACAGATTTCACGTTTCCAGATGCGTTAATTCTGTCTGCCGCACTTTTAAAGACATCTTGACCAAAACCGAACTCGCCACCAACCTTTGGATTTCCAAGGCTGGATCCGACCAAGTGTTTTCCAGTCACAGTATTTTCAGCCACAGGCGGTATGCGCGACTGTCCAGAAAGCCTGCGCAGCATTCGTGCTGCCCAAACATCTATCGTTGCTTCATTGGTCAGTCCAATAAGGTTGCCAGTAAAGTTTGGTGTTTTTGGCGCGCTACCAGTCTTTACTGATCTGAACATATCCAGCAGCGCCCCCATCGAGGACGGGCTGTTGGTGTTAAAAAGTTTTCCGGATGAGCTGGTAATTAACGGAAACTCTCCTGCGTTGTGCAGGGCGGTTAACGCCTTGCCATCGACGGGAAGCCCCTGTTTGATCCTGTTCTCATAAGCCTGCAGCTCAGTGTCAAACTCTCCCCGGCTATACCTGCGCAGTATCTCAGTGGCGTTTCGAAAATTTTGCTCTACATTTGTCTGGGCGCTTGTTGTGCCAAGCACATCTGCAAAAACGTCACCAACGCCTCCAAACTCCGAGCGAAGCTGGTCCCGCATGGTGCGATACCAATTAGCCTGCCGCAGTATATCAATTGCAGCCTGATCTCCTGATCTTGCCCTCTCTACTACGCTGTCCACTTCTGTGACCAAATTGTTAGAAAGAGTATTTGACCATGCTGCCTTTTCCATTCCGGCTGGAGGCTTTTCAAAACCGTAGGCAATTCCCTTAAAATCAGGCTTGCCTTTTTTCATGCCAACAGCCTGAATTGGCGTCCAGCCATCTTCTGCCAAATAATTGCCCTTAATTCTACGTGCTTCTGTCTTTAACTTTTGTCGCGTATTTCTGTTTTTAACTGCCTTGTCTATTGCCTGTGTCTCTTCTCTGGCTAATCTGATAGGGGATGCGTCAGCCGCGTTTTCCACCTCATCCAACATCGCCGCAGCACTGCCTGCCGGTGGCTCGTCGCCAGTAGGTGCATCGATTCTGCTCATCGCAGGAGCGTCCAGCGCACTGCCTCCAAATCCACCGCCCATCCCGCCAGCAACACCAGCCAACAGTTCAGCTGCTGTTGAACCCGGCATTACCTCGCGCGCAGTAGCGGCTGCAGTTTCACCGCCAGCATACGCCCCAGTCTCACGACCAAGGTTTGGGAACATGGTTTCCAGTTGTCTGGCAGCCGTTGGTGCTGACACAGCGGTTCGACCCGCTGCGGCAAACGGCAGAATCTGCGTGGCTATGCTGCCAATCGCATACGGGTCGTAACCCTCAACACCCAGCGCTTCACGCACACGCGGAGCTGCTGGTGTGAACTCGCCAGTGTCCATCCCCGCTCGGTCACCCAAGTAACGGGCACCCATCTGTGCAAGGTCACCAAGGCCCACGGTCATGTCAACCGCCGCGCCAACTGCAGGCTTGGAGATGTTCTCGTAGAAGGCTCGGTTGACCGCACTGCCGGCACCCTTCAGACGGTCCAGCATGGAGCGACTTTCCGTGTGCTCAATCTCCGGCTCTGGCTCAGGCGTGCGCGCGGTGGGCGTGTTGTCGATGCCCTCCAACTGCCGAAGCAGGTCTGCTGCACTAACCTCACCGCCTTCCTGAAAGCGAGCCAGCCCATCCCTTGCTGACCCATCAGACTTTTTTACGTAGCCGCCTTTGGCAAAAGCATCGTAACCGCCGTAGGTAATCCTGTCGGGTTCTATTGCAGCCGCGTAGCCCCCTGCTTGGGTGCTGCTGCCGCTGCCGCGTATGACGCTGCCGTCGGTTTGGTCAACGTCTGTTGTACCTGTTCCTACTGTGGCGTCTGTCTTAACAGCCTGACCTGTAGGGGCGCCTGCAGCAAGCGCGTTAACTGCTTTTAAGAAATTTTGGCCTTCTTCAGTCGTTGAATTAACTTCCCCAGTCTTTGGGTCAAACACACGCTGCGGATCGCCAAACTCCTGCGCCATTATTTGATTGCGAAGCAGGGCATACGTGCTCGCATTGCGAAGCGCAGGAGAGGCCGCCTGTAGTCTACGCAAGCTGCGGTCAATCGCCGCACGGTTCTGCGCAAACTGCTGCGACTTGGACGGGCCAAGTCCGCCGTAAGCCTGAACCTCTCTCGGGCTCAGTAACGAGCGCGGACGGGTGGTCACGCTTGGCGGTGTGAAAGTAAAGCCTGCGCCGGTCGCGGGTCTAAGCTTGGCAGCGGGGCTGTAGTCGAACTGGCCGGTCGGCCTGCCTTTGTCGTCCAAAATCGCGGTTCGCGGAGATTGATTAAACGTCGTGTCCAGCGCAGCCTGCCCAGCAGCGTAGATGTCAGGCTGCGTTGGAAGCTGGCCGTACACGGTCGGTGCAGTGTAAGCGGGTGCGACAAAGGGTTTTGGAGCCTCATAGGTATCCAAGAACGTCGTTACACCGCTCTGGCTGCCAGTCGCTGCGCTGCCACGGGTGTCAACGGGATTTGTCACCGTGCCCTCTGCTGCCTTAACGCCTTCCGCTGCCTTGATGATGTCCTGCAGTTGCTTCGCGTTATAGCTCGGGGTCACCGCCGTGACTGCGGCACCCGTTAGCGCGGCTATTCGAGCCCTTTCCGCTGCTTCTGCTGCCTCGCGCGCGGTTCTTGCATCTGCTGCATCCTTGGCCGCCTTTGCGTTGGCAGCATCAATAACCGCCTGTAGCTCTGCTGCTGTGGGGCCGGTCGGGGTGACGGCTTTGACTAAGTCGCCTTGTGTGACGCCGCCGGTTAATACAACGGGTGGCGGCAGCGGGGTCGTAGGGCCAACAGGCGATTTGTTATGGCTAAATAGCCCCTCACAGATGTACGTGTGTGCATCCGCAACTGTTATTCTAACAACGGGGCCATCGGAGTGCTCGACTACCGCAAGCACTGTTTTTCCAGAAAGCCTGTCTCCAACGGCTACCGCATCCGCATCAACCCACTTACCATCCTCTGTAAAAAACTTGTGGCTGTGGCTACATACAAAGTCAAGTCCGTCAAATTTGAGCATTAAACGCGGCGTATTGGGAATTACCGAAACATGCGTAACCTCGTAATCCCCCCACTCTAACGTGGTCTCGTGTTGAGTTTTAACCTTGTCGCCAAGCTGCAAATCTCCAGCTTTCTTTAGTGTTCCATCAGCCAGAGAAATTTGCATTTCAGGAGAAGGGCATGGCCTTATGGTTTCTTCTCGTCGCCGTCTTTCCTCTTCCGCTGCTGCTTTATCAGCGGCTGCTTTATCCGCCTGTCGCTGTCTCTCAGCTTCTTCTGCTATTTTAATATCCAGCAGTCTTTGTCTCTCAGCATCAGCCGCCGCTGCATCCGCTGCTGCTTTATCAGCCGCTGCCTTGGCTGCTGCAAGTCGCTGCCTCTCAGCATCAGCTGCCGCCGCTGCATCTGCTGCCGCTCTATCTGCTGCTGCCTTGGCCGCTGCGTCCGCTGCTGCCTTGGCCGCTGCGGAACCGTCATCAACAAACAACACATTCGGGTCAACGCCCGCGCCGATCAGATCCTGAAACGAGTACCCGCGCTCGGTGGCGTACTCCAGCATCTGCGCACGTTCCGCCGCATCGATGCCGCCCTGCTGCAGGTTGGCGACATAGTCACGCCCCTGCTTGTCCAGTATCGCCCTGCCGTCCTGCCCTTGCGCAGTTAAGCGCTGCGACTCAAAGGCCAAGTCAGGGCTGCGCTCGTAGGCCGAGGTCATGCCGGTAGGTGTTGTGAACTGCGACTGCTCAATCGGAGCCTGAACCGTGAAGATCTTGTTCAACACCGCATCGGCAACGCCAGCAGCGCGAAGGTCTGAGGTGCTGATGCCAGACTGGATTAATGTGTTATAGGCATCTACGCCAGTCGGCGCGTTGGCATTGGCAAGGTACGCCTCTGCGTCCTTGCGAAGATTAGCGTAGTAGTCACCAACCGTCTGCTGACCGCCCTTATCCATCGCCGCGCGATACGCCGCCGACACGCCCGCTGCCGTGCCCGGCTGCTCAGTTGCTTGCGCCTGAACGGGAGGTAAAGATGGAGGGCCTGATGTTGGACCACCAGAAATACCTCTCATCATCATGTCATCAACAACACCGCTAGGTGCCATCGCTTGTTCTTGCGCCATTAACTCATCAAGGCGCATTGCACCCTGCGTTTTCCCTGCAATGCTTGATGGACTTGCGGGACTAAATTGGTCACCAGAAGGTATTCCAATGAGAGAGCCCTGCATCTCAACGGGGCGAGGGGCAGCCGCCCGCTGTCCCATAAGCTCGGCTTGAACCTCTTGCGGTGAATACCCGCTTGCCCGTGCAACCTGATCGACCCCAACACCGTACTGGGCCATTGCATCCCCAATCGCCCTGTGCGCTTCGACTCCCGGTCCACCGAACTGCGCGTAGGTGCTCTGGATAAACTGCTTCACCTCGTCGTCGCTGAAGGCTCGCGCCGCCCCACCATCCGCCATCCGCACAGGAATTCGAGCCAGCATTTGTCGCGCAGTTAAATTGGGCATCAGTTCACCGCCTCAGCAAAATTTACGATATTCTAGCCTAATAATACTCCGGCACAAGCGATTCGTCACTGCTCTCGTCTTCTTCGTCCGACTGCAACGAAATAAAGTTCCCAGCGCGAAACCTCAGCAGAGCCTGCGTCGTGCTGTCAACGATATCATCATTGTCCCCGTTCGGGAAGGCAGCACACTCCTCGATCACCTCCTGAGCCCAGTGATCCTCGGTTGCCCAGATCATGCCCGACTCGAACATCGGCGCGACTGCATTCGCGCGCGACACCTTGTCGTGACCGGCACGGCGACCGCCCGGGCTGTACATCGTTACCGGAATCCCCATGCGCCGTAGCTCCTGCTGCAGCGTCGTGCCCGTCGCCTTCGCCTCAATGAGGACGTTGTCCGGCTGCCAGTACGTGTACAGATCCTTCGCAATGCGTTTTAAGTCAGGAAAGTCCCAGCGACCCTTGCGCATGTCCATCAGAATTAAATTCGGACCCGCATCCTCCGTCGGGTAAAACACCCCCCACGTCGTGATCACCGAGTAGTCCGCCGTCTCCTTCTTGGAATACGCCGTG